GCCGCTCGTCAGTAAACCCAGCCGCTCGGCCTGCCGTGCTGAAAGGTTGGCAGGGGCAAGATCCCGTCCAAACTGGACGACTGTCAGGCCACCCAGCTTGTCGAAGGGCATAGGACCAGACGCCGATCCCGGCGAAGAAATGACATTGTGTGTAGTCTTTGAGGTCGTCCGGATGGACATCTAATATACTCCGTTCATCTACGTCACCGGGCGTGATGTGGCCCGCTTTGATCAGTTCGCGCAGCCATGCGGCCGCAAAGGGATCATTTTCGTTGTAATAGGCGGTCATGGCCCGCTCGATACGTCGGGGCTTAGGCATAGGGGCTGCCAGCTCGGCATCGGGCCGCTGGAGCGATGGAACACCACGCCGCCGCGGGCTTCACAGTCGTCTTCGAACTCAACGCTGTAATACCCCATTACAACTAACCAGAGGATAGGCACTATCGCTATTACCCACTTCATGCTGCGCACTCCTCGATATAGACCCGTTGGGGGCCTACGCGCCGTACCTCGGCAACCTTGTGCTGGTCTTCGCCGGCGACGTCGCGTAGCTCACTAACCTCCAGAATTAACTGGTGAATGCGTAAGCTGTGATGATCGTCCGGCTCTGCCTGGATCGCCAGGATGGCCCCAGCCAGGGCTCCCTGGTACCGCGCGTACACGCCTAATATGTCGTGCCGGTAACAGGCCTCATATGTGACGCAATACACTGTTAGTAAGCTCGCGGCATCCAGGCAGCGGCGACACGTAACTTGCGACACGTCCACGGTTATGTGACCTTCGGCAATGAGCGTGCACCTTGAAAACGTCCCATCACGGATCGCCCCCTCTATGTGTGGGCTTTGGTAGTATCGCTCGGGTTTGGCGTTACTTATGAGGTGTATTTTCACAGTTGCACCGTTACGGTTCTAAGGTCCATCTTGCGGCACCACGACAGGGCCGCGTCTGCGGTTTTAAAGATGCGGGGGGTGTCGGGCGCGCGCTTGGATGCCAATTGCTGCGAGTAGGGGCGGTTCCGAACAGTAGGCAACTCCCTTATCTCAATATCCAGCCCCGAACCGTCGCTAAGTGTGCGGATAGTGGCGACCACCCGCGCATTACTGCGATCATCTGTAGAACTTGTTTTTCTCCTAGCATTTTCGTTTACTCCTCAGGTTGACCAGTAGTATAGCGGGGGTAACCCACAAATACAAGCTACAGTCTGTACATAGCTAGATCCCCAGTAGTCCCACAAGGATCCCCACCGGTGTGGGGATTTTAAGTCATTGATTTGTATGGTCTAACATCACTATTCCCACAACCCCCATACTTAATACTATATTGGGAGGGTTACGTTAATAATTATTGTACCGTACGCTAGTAGCGCCAGTAGCTGTGTACGCCAGTAGCTGTGTACGCTAGTAGCTGTGTACGCTAGTAGCATACGGTACCACCCCCGCCACAGGGCCCCACGGAAATAATCGGTGGGGATCGTGGGATCCTGGGGATCGCTTACGGATCAACGACTTAAAATCCCCACGATCCCCAGACGATTTTTTGTACAAAAAAAACCTATGCGTGACAACGACTTACGAGAAGTCAAATCCCCACCCCCACTTTTTCGCTGGGGATTTGACGATTGACTGCTTGACTCCTCCCTGAGATCTGTGGCAACCTCCAATCATGAAATATTTAATCGCCGTGTACTTTTCGGTTGGCCTGGCCTACGCGACGCCCGTATCGGCGGAGCCTGCGGCCCAGACGTTGGAAGTTGTGAATGGGTTAGTTTTACTAATACCTGACGTGGCCACCGATGACATTACAGATAAAATAGATACCTGCCGTATCGCAGTACACCGAATGCCTGTGCAAGGCCACCACCACAATAATGAGACCGTCCGCAGCGACAAACTAACGTTGGTCCCTAAATAGTTTCCCGACTCCTCAGTTGGAAAATTTAACCCCGCTGCGTTTGGTTTCCCCCGGGCCGGTGGGGTTCTTTTTGCCTGAGTACTTGACTTCTAGCGGTCAAGTACCTACAATTACTTTAACTGAGAGGACAACCACGAAATGAAAGGAATTTTTGCAGGGCATATCGAAGTTGACAGCAATGCCGTTTTTAGGACCGCTAACTATTACAAAGGTAATATCTGCTCGTACACAATACACACGCTAAAAAATGGCGTGGACCCAGACCGGTTTAATATCGGGCAGGAATACGCCTTAGGGGGCTTGGTCCAATGAAAAAACCAGAATTTGACGAGCGGATAGCGCGGGCGAGGCTTACGGGCCTGCAAGTTACTGCCTGCGAGCTCGTACTTGTGTGGAAATCGACCGCTGCGGAGGCCTCACGCAAAACCGGCTGCGACCAAGGGTTGATCAGCCGTACTATTAAGCGCATACGTGCGGTGGGACTGGACCGGTGCGACAGTTGCGGGCGGTATCTGCCGTGAGTGCACCTAAGGATTACCGGTTCGAGGCAGAAGCAGAAATGGAAGAACTGCAGGTGCCCAGCGTTGCCGCCTGGATCGCTCGGATTTTTAACCGCCTGCGGGGTGCAAAAAAGTCACGGTAAAACTTGACTTCTAGCGGTCAAGTATCTATACTGTTTATAACAACTGAGGAGACACAGAAAATGGCAATAATCAAGAGAACAGCAATCAATGGTGTTACCGTTACTTTGGATACCACAGTAGCAAAAGAGTACAACGGCCATTTTATTGTTTTAACTAAAAACGGTGAGGAATTAATATCTGGCTATGACTTTATCCGCGATGAAGTTGACTGCTGGAGTCCGCCGGAGGGTACGATAGCATTGGTCAGATCTAACAAGTCTAATGATATGGTCCATCCCCTGGGCGCAGTAACCGCCCAGCTAGTATCTGACGCTTTTGCAGAATACGATTTGTTGGATGAGATCAAGTTACCTCGGGACCGCGCGGCCCTAGTCTCCGCTTTGGGTGATGCACACGACGAGCACGACTACAAGCGTGAGCAAGACTACAACAACGACATTGGGTTCCACCAATCCGCAGAAACCGAGCTGAAAATCGAAGCGGCGGTAAAAGCGCTTACCGATTTTGACCTAGCACACCCGGAATTTACCGCTAGACTAGCAGCCGAAAAAGCGGCTGAAACCGAGCGCAACATACAAAGCGCGCTTAACGCCTAACTAAGCATGTGAGCGGAGGCTACGACCGGTAGCCGTGTTTGTACCGCCTGTTCCGCAGGTCCCCCGCAGGACGGGGGATAGCCAAGTGTCCCGTTAGACCCGCCTTGAGCGGGTTTTTTTTGTGGCCGGAAAAGGCAATTTGATCTAATATGCCGGAGGCCTCCACCTAAACGCATTCGGTGGCCTTCTTTGTTATCGCCGCTCTCAGTACCGCCCGCCCACTCAAGGCGGGTTTTTTTTTTGACGCTGGGGGCATTAATGCGGCACACTCGGCCGCATGAGACAAATAATTGAAAAACCCACGGCGGCGCTAATCCCTAACGCACTGCCAATAGTAGCCGTGGATGTGATCGTTAAACGTTGGCAAGCGCACACCGGAGAAACGGCCGTACTTGAAAGCGATAGGCGGCGGTTCGGTGATCGGTGATAACGCCATTTCTGCGCGCTGGGCGAATAAAATTGCCGACGGATCCCACCACATATTTAAATCTGAGGGCTTCCAACCTTTGGATCGAGAGGCCCCACGCATTGAAGGCCTATCGGATATGTATCGTGATGGTCAGAGTCTTGTCGAAGTGATCGCTAAGCTTGGCGTCAGTCAGATGCAGTATTTTAGGGCCTGTGATAAGTCGTCTAAATTTAAGCGGGCGCACGATGAGGGGCTGATCCGAGCCGAAGCCTGGTGGTCTAAGCTGGGCCGGGCGGGTGCCGCTGGAAAGATTAAATTAAATAGCGCCGCGTGGGTGTTTAGTATGAAAAATCGGTTTGCCTGGACGGATAAAAAAGAGCTCACCGCCACGGTGGCCACCGTGGCGATCGCTAAAGTCATTACGCCAGACATGACACCCGAGGACGCGGCCAGGCTGTACAACGAAGAAATTTTAAAAAAATCGTAGGGCTAACATGATTAACACATACAAAACTCGGCTTCTCGATGAACGCACGGAACTGGGGCCGGGTACGACCGCATGTAGCCGAGTTGGGCCTGCAGGTCCCGCCCCTTGCTAAAACCGTGGCCCCCGGATTACACCCGTGAGTACATGCGCCGCCAGGCGCGCCTGCGCGGAACGCGAACGCAAGGTCTGCAGGAGCACGCGCGCGCGTATTACAAATCACATCTGATCGAATTTATCGAGGATTGGTGTGTAACGTACGACCCGCGAAACGCGGGTACCGGTGTGCCGACGACCATGCCGTTTGTCATGTTTCCCAAGCAAAAACAGCTTGCGAACTGGATCGTTGACAAAATAGATGGCCGCGAAAACGGTCTGGTCGAGAAATCCCGAGACATGGGCGCGACCTGGGTCTGCTGCGCAGTATCGGTTTGGCTGTGGCTATATCGCGATGGTGCGTCCATCGGCTGGGGATCTCGCAAGGAACTGCTGGTCGACCGGCTGGGCGATCCCGATTCCATCTTTGAAAAAATCCGCATGATCATACGGTACTTGCCCGAGTTTATCATGCCGCACGGGTTTAACTTGCGTCAACACAGCGGCTACATGAAGCTAATCAACCCCGATACTGAGGCTACAATCACGGGCGAGGCGGGCGACAATATCGGTCGGGGCGGCCGGAAACTAATATATTTTAAGGATGAGTCCGCGCACTACGAGCGTGCCGAGGCGATCGAGGCCGCCCTTGCAGACAACACCAACACACAAATAGATATCTCCTCAGTCCACGGTACCGGCAATGTCTTTTATCGCAAACGGCACTCTGGGTACACCGACGTTTTTGTCATGGACTGGCGGGATCACCCGGCTAAGAATCAAGAGTGGTATGACCAGCGCAAGGCGGAGGCGGGGGCCACTGGGCTCGATCACATATTCGCTCAAGAAGTGGACCGCGACTATACCGCCGCCATCGAGGGCATACTGATCCCTGCCAAGTACGTTAAAGCGGCGATCGATGCGCACATAAAATTGGGCTTTGCTGCAGAGGGTACCCGCGCCGTCGGTCTGGATGTGGCTGACGAAGGGAAAGATAAAAACGCGCTTTGCGAAACGCACGGTCCTGTTGTGGTCCACCTGGACCAGTGGACCACGGGAGACACCAGCAAAACCGGCACGCGGGCATTTAATTACGCGATTGAGCACGGCGCGGACTCACTAACGTACGACTCGATCGGCGTGGGCGCGGGGGTCAAGGGTAAAACGCGGGAACTGCTGGAAGAAAGCAACGCGCAGATAGAGATCTTGGACAGCAAAGCGGCGGCACGGGCACAGCGCGCGGGTAAACCCCCGCCGCCACCTACACCACCGCTGGCGCTGGACGTAATCGGATTTAATGCGGGTGGCGGTGTGTACCGACCGGAACGCAGGTACGTCGAGGGCAAGAAAAACAAAGACATGTTTGCCAACATCAAAGCGCAAGCCTGGTGGATCGTCCGGAATAGGTTTTACAATACCTATATGGCCGTAGTCGAGGGCGCGGAGTATGACCCGGCGGATATGATCAGCCTCTCGTCGGATATGCCCCTGCTGCATGAGCTGGTGGCCGAGCTCTCACGACCTAAACGAGACACTGACAACGCGGGCAAAGTTAAAGTAGAATCGAAAAAAGAAATGAAAAAACGTGGCGTACCCTCCCCGAATCTTGCGGATGCGCTTATTATGTGTTATCAACCCAAGAAAAAAGCCATAATACGAGTAGGATAGCCCACTATGAATAGATGGAACCCCTTTAGCTGGGGATCGCCTGCGCCCCCCGTCGACACCAAGAGCGGCCCCCGCGTAGAATACAAGGCCTTACCGCTCGGTACAAATGACGCGTTAGGTGCGTTTTTGATGTTCGGCCACGGCACTGCGGCGACAGCCTCGGGGGCGCTGCGACTATATGACCAAAGCACCGCCGTATCCATACCCGTTAATCTAGTTGCCAAAGGCTTTTCCTGTCTGATGCCCGTGCTTGAGATTAACGGCGAGCAGGTGACTGACCACCCAGTGCTAGACTTATTACGAGCACCGTCTCCCTACTATGACGGCGTCCTGTTTATGGAGACAATAGCAAAAGACTACTTGATCACCGGCGAAACGATGGTCGTCGGCCTCGGGGCTGTTAATCGCCCGCCGTTAGAACTGCAGCCCATTAGCCCCGCGAAGGTCTCAGTTAACGAAGGCCCCGGCGGGGTCGCGGGGACTATGATAGTCACAGGCAACACACTAGCCGGGAATTACGCGATAGACATCAAGAAACGGACCAAAGCTCGGTATTTTGACGGTGGATTGCGAGAACTAACGCAAATCCGCAGCTATTCGACCAAGAACAACGCCCTGTTAACGGGGCAATCCCCCCTAGTTTCCGCTGCAAAAGAGGTCCGGCAGCACATACTCGGCAACACCCACAACACTAAGCTGCTGGAAAAAGGGGGCCGCCTGTCCCTAATGTTTAATTACGGGGACGACATGGCCGCCGCCGATTTTGAGGAGGCCCGAAAAGAGGTAATAAAACGCTTTGGGGGCGCGGGTGGCGACAGTATTGCGGTTACTGTGGGAGGTAATCTCGACGTAAAAGAATTTGGGGTCAGTAATAAAGACATGGATTTTGCTGTCTTGCAACGGATGGCGCAGGACCAATGCGCGCTACAGTACTTTGTGCCGCTGGTTATGGTCAGTAACGACGCCGCTACGTTTGATAATTACAAGCAAGCAAAACTCGCGCTGTACGATGATGCGGTGCTCCCACTAGCAGATCGTCTGCTTGGGGGGCTGTCCACTTTCTTGCTGCCACGGTACGGGTTGGACCCCGCGCGCGCACGTATTACGTACGACATGGACAGCATCACCGCGCTGGCCACTCGTCGAAACGAGGAATTAAAGTTACGTAAGGAGCTTGATATTGAGACTCTTAACGAACAGCGCGCCCGCATTAAACTCGGGCCGCAAAAAGGCGGGGACGTTGTGCGAATACCTGCAAACCTGATACCTATAGACTCCGACATATTCTCGCCGGAGCCAACGCCGAGAATAGCAAGAGATCCCAATGACGATTAAATTAGTGGATTTAAGCCCCCGGTTTTTCTCACATGGGGGCGAAGGTATGACAAACTCAAAAGTGGGGATCACTTTTGACTGCCCGTGCAGGTCATGCGGTGAGCGCGTGATGCTGTGCTTTGAAAACCCGCCCTCGGGGGCGGAAAAAATGTCGCG